CGGCCGGGCAGCGGTAGGCGGCCAGGCGCAGGCCTTCGGCTTCAGCGATTAGGCGCACGGCCTCAAGCGGGATCGGCCACGGCAGGGCGGGGTCTGGAAGGGTCATCGCGTGATCCAGTCGGTGAAGTCAGACCACCAGCCCTTCACCATCCCAAACGAGACAGCGCCGGCCACCAGCGTCGGCGCCAGCCATCGGGCGAACCGGCCGCCGGTGCGCGCGGTGATGACCACGTCGCGCAGGTCGCGGGTGGCGTCCAGAATCTCGCGCGTCGTCGCGCTGTTGGACTGCAGCTCGGTGGCGATCTTGTCCAGCCGCTGGCCGGACCGATGCTGCGACACCGTGATTTCGGCCATCTGCTCCACCAGGTGCGCGTGCCCGACTTCTGCCACGCGGGCCATGCTTTCGAGTGTGCCGACACGCCCATGCAGGTGCGCCCAGTCGGACTCGCTCACAGTCCAGCCTGACGGGTCGGGTGGCGGTGCAGGTTGCGGGATGGGCTGCTGCCTGGGCATCGCGTCACCCCCGCACGTCGCGCCAGGCGTCGACCAGCGCCGCGCCGTTGTTGCTGTACGTCCGCCAAGTCAGCGCCCGCGTCCACCAGTAGCGCTTAAACAGCGGCAACCTCTCGCCCACCCGCAGGCCCTGCATCGCGGCCACCAGGTTGTGCCCGCTGTGGCCCCAGGATCTGCCGTCAAAGTAGGACAGCACCTCGGTCTGGGGGTCGTCCTGAAAGGTCACGACGTACACCGCTGGCTTGGGCGGCGTGCCGGTTTGAATGGGGCCGACTTGGATGGTCATGAGGTACTCCTTACGGGACGATCAACAACAGGGTGACCAGGCTGGCCCGCGGCAACGTGCCGCCGCTGTTGGGGCTGAGGTACACCACCAGCTCGACCTTGTGCGTGCCGGTGGACGTGTCCGACAGGCTGATGCCGCGGGTGCTGGTCAGCGCCAGGAAGCTGCCGGTGGTGCCCGTCACCGTGGACGTGCCGTCGGGCGTGTTCAAGACGTCGAAGCGCACCCATGCGCCGGCCCCTGCGCTGGCGCCTTCGGGTGCGGCCCACTGGCCGATGCGCTCCCAGGACCCGCTGCTGCCTTCGCGCTTCTCCACCACGCCGCTGGATGTCAGCCTGATTTCGACGTAGGTGTTCGTCACGGATGACACGGTGTACGCCGCGCCGATGACGATGCCGCTGTCGTCGGTGCCCTTGAGTTTGACCACGTCGGCGCCCAGGCGCACCGGGTCTTTGCCGGCCTGCACGCCCACGAAGCTGACGCGGCCCGAATCGTATGCGTCGTCCATGTCGGTGAACGTGGCCGTGCTGCCCGTGCCGCTGGATGGCGTCAGGTGCGTGGCGGTCCAGGTCCAGGCGTAGTCGCTGGTGACGGTCAGCGACGCCTCCACCACCGTGACCGCAAACGACGCGTTCGTGAAGTCGGTGACGACCCCGTCGGCCGTCGACGGCACCAGCGCGACGGCGGGGTTGATGTTGGACACCTGGGTCGGCGTGGTCACCGCGCCCAACTGCACCGGCAGCGTGGCCGTCAGGTCTTCTTCGCCCGGGGTGCTGGCGGTGACGTGCACCGCGCCTTCGGTCGCCGCCGTAGCCAGCAGGGGCATCTTGGCCCAGATGCCCGACAGGTTGTTCAGCAGCGGGAAGATGTCGGTGACCATTTCGTCGGCCGACACACACCAGCAGTCGCTGTTCGTCACCGTGGCGCCAGACCCCTGCCAGCGCTTGCCGTCCAGGCTGTAGTGCACCAGGGCCGAGCCGTACAAGTAAAGCACGCCGTTCAAGTTCAGCAGCTTGCCGTCGGTGACGCTGGCCGGCAGCAGCGCGTCGGCCCAAGTGGCGCCGCTGTCCTCGCTGTAAGCCACGTTTGTGCTGGCGCCGCTGTAGGCCGCCACGATGATGCCGCGGAATCCGATGGCCGACTTCAGCGCGGCGGCGGGCGACGTCGACGACCAGCTGGTGCCGTTGTCGGTGCTGATCGAATACCCGGTGCTGCTGTTCTTGAACAGCCAGCGGTTGATGCCGACGCCCCACAGGTCGAACGGCCCCGACGGCACGGTGATGGACGACCACGACGCACCGCCGTCGGTGCTGCGCAGGCCCGTGGTGTGGCCGTTGGGCAAGATCAGGAAAGTTCCCGCCTGGCCGCGCACATGCTGGAAGGCGTTGGTGATGGGCAGCGTGACCGCGGAAAAACTCACCCCGCCGTCGGTCGACCGCAGCACCTGGTTGCTGTTGCTGTTGTTCGCCAAGACGAAGGCGCCGTCGGTGTAGGACCCCAGCGACCAATGCTCGGTGGCCGGCAGGCTGACGTCGTCCCAGGCTTCGTAATCGGTCGACCGGCGGGCCACGGAAAATGGCGCGGCGGGGTTGGTGTGCAATCCGGGCTGCACCCACACGCCGTCGCCAAAGATCACCACCGGCGCCGGCCGTTCCCAGCCGGTTGCACCGACGCCGGGCGTCACGCTGACCGTGGTGCCGAAGGTGCCCAGCGGCACCCAGGCGGTGATGCTGACCTTCCCTGCCACCAGCGTGCTGGTGACGTTTTCGTCAGTCTTCGTGAACGTGTACTGGTCGGTGACGTCGGTGCCATTCTTCAGCCGCACCAGCGCGTTGGTCCAGGCGTTGGTGAAGCTCGTCACGGTGCCGGCAGCGTCCACCGGCAGCACGATGTCGGTGCGCGGCGCAAAGTACAGCAGCCGCTCGACGCCCTGCGCGTACTTCAGCACCACGCGGAACGGCGCGGTCAGGTCCGTTTCGCCCGACTTGCTGGCGCGGATCAGCACCACGCCGTCGGGGATGGTCGACGCGCTCACCGCCACCGTCACGCTGGCCGTGCCCGTGATCGGCCCTGCGCCGCCGTTGATGGTGGACGTCAGGCCGGTGTCCGGCTCGATGACAAGCGTCCAGGTCGACGTCACGTCGGCCCCTGTGTCCAGCACCGCCGCCACGGTGTTGGCGCGGGAATAGTCGCCGAACAAGCCCGCCTCATCTGTACCGACGGCCACGGTCGGGTTGCTCAGGTACAGGAACGGGCCTGTCACCGTCGGGTCGTAGCGGTAGATGGCCTGCGTGTCGCTGGCGCCGTCCAGCGTGGCCACCACGTCCACGCGCCGCACGCTGCCCGACGTGCCAGGCGCCACGAAGGCGGCCCCCGTCAGCACGCGCGCATTGCCCGTGCCCGTCAGCGTCACCGCGCCCAGGCTGCTGCCGCCGGTCATGGCGTCATACGCGGTGGCCGTCCACGCCGCTTCGCCGAACAGGCCGACCAGCCGGGCGGTCAGCGTCAGGTCGGGGTCGGCCGTGGTGTGGGTGGTGCCGTCCGCAAACCGGAAGATTGGCGGCCCGTCGATTTCCAGCACCAGCACGCCGCCGCCGCTGTCGATGCTGTCATCCACCACCACCGTCACCGTGGCCGCGTTGACGCTGTACACGCCTGACCGGTTGACGTGCTTGGCCCACAGCACATAGGTGCCATTGGGCGGCCGGGCCACGTTGCGTTCGCTGGCCTTGCCCGCCCAGCCGAAGGTGCCGGCCGCCCAGCTGGCGCCGACGCGGATTTCGGTCACGTCGTAGTCGTCGTCGGTGCACGGGTCCCAGGTCAGCGCCACCTGGCCGGGCTTGATGGCGTAGGCAAAGTCGGCCACGTCTTGCGGCGCGTCGGTCTTGCCGGCCACCACATGCGACAGGTAGACGCTGGGGCCCACGCGGCTGAGCGAATTGCGCGCCCGCGCCTCGATGATGATGGTGTCGCCCACCGTGCAGCCGTACAGGTAGACCGACGTGTCAGCGCCCGGCACGCTGTTGAAGTTCCAGGCCGTGGCCGACTGGCTGCGCCACAGCACTTCGACGCGCCCACCGGCAGACACACCGCCGTTGGCCACGGCGTCCCAGGTGACCAGCACGCGCGGCACGATGGTGCCGTCGCCCTGCATCACCAGCGTGGTGTTGCCGCTGGTGGCGGCCACGTTGTCCAGCGCGGGCACGGCCCAGGGGTCGGTCAGCCCGGTGTTGGGCGTGGGGTCGGCCACCGCGGCGTCGGCCAGGTCGTAGATTTCTTCGGCGTCTTCCTGCAGCGTCAGCACCACCGGGCTGGTGGTGTCCCACTGCCAGTCGGTCACGCGGTAGGCCTTGGTCGTCAGCCCGTACTCGGCCGACGTGACGGTGACGCGGTCGCCAATTTCCAGCGGCCAGGCCACCATCTTGGCCGGGTAGCGGATGACCTGGCCCGACCGCGTTTGCTCCACCGCAATGCGCGACAGGTTGCGCGCCCGCGCCAGGTGGTTGGTGAAGGGCAGCGACGTGCTGGTCCACAGGTCGCGCCCGTCGTCGGCGGCGAAGGTGGCGTTCTGGTACGGGTTGAAGTCGCTGGGGCTTTGCGCGCCGGCCAGGAACAGCTGCCCGCGAATGCCGTTGAACAGCTCGCCGGTGGGCGTGTCGGCCTGCACCACCTCGATCTGGCCGTGCAGGTCGTCGTCGGTCAGCGCCAGCACCGGCGCCGTCCAGGTGCCGGCCAGCAGGCGGTAGGTGGCGCCGTAGCTCACCGCGCCACCCATGCTGTCCACCAGGTCGGCCAGCGTGCTTTCTTTCGACGCGTCGGTCTGGAAGGCGCCGTTGCAGGTGAAGCGCGGCTGGCCGGTGGTGGTGGTGGACCCGACCACCAGGTCGATCAGTTCGTCGCAGGCGTCGGCGGCGGCGGCCACGGTGGTGTCGTCCACGTCGGCTTCGTCGACTTCGAAGCCCCATTCTGCGGTCAGGAAGTCACGCACCACCAGCGCGGGGTTGTTGCTCCACGCGGTGGTGTCGTCGCGCGGGTCGAACAGCAGCCGGCCCGACAGGTCGGCGGTGATCTGCGGCGGGCCGCCCTGGAAGCGCACGTCCTCCAGGTCCAGCGTGACGATGACGCCGGCGCAGCCGCGCATCCGGTGGTCACTGGTGTAGCGGCTGGGCGCAATTTCGGCCAGCATGGCGGGCGTGGTCTGGCTGGCTGCGCCGTGGAAGTAGCCCACGCGCACGGTGGGCTTGTCCTTGGTGAAGCTGAAGTTCACCGTCACGTCCACGCCGCTGCCAGCGGCCGACACCAGGCGGTTGCCCGACTCGATGGTTACGGTGACCGGCATTTGCGTGTCGCCGGTACCGGTGTAGGCCGACAGCACCTCCAGCAGCGGCCCTTCGGTGAATGTCAGTTCGTCGGCAAAGGTGCGGATGCGGAAGTCCGACCCCTCGCTGAAGAACGGGCTTTGAATGCGCCCGGTGATGGTGCCGCTGCCGTCCGACGTGAAGTTGATGGGCGCCCCGCCCGGCGTGGCGGCCAGCTTGAAGCTGTCGGCCGTCTTGTCGCGCACGTAGTACAGCGTGTTGTTCACCAGCCCGGTGGGCGCGGTGCCGCCGTAGATCATGAAGCCCACGCCGTCGGTGGCGGGCGTGGCCGTCCAGTTGACCAGATCGCTGCCGTGCGTGAACGTCACCGTGGCGCTGGCGCCGTTGGCGGCCCAGCCGTCAACGTCCACCGGGCCGATGGGGATGCCGTCGATGTAGACCTCATGGAAGTCTTCCACCTCGTGCGCGGCCATCACCACCACGGCCGTCTTGTACGCGTCGGGCTTGGTGGCGGCGTCGCTCACCTCGTTGGGCTGCACCTTGTCGGTGGTGATGATGTCGCTGTAGAAGCCGCCCACGATGCAGCGGCCGTACACCACCTGCCACGGCGGGTCGGTGCGCAGCACGGTGGCCGTGCGGTCCTGCAACCCGGCGTTGTATTCGGCTTTGGCCGCCGCCTGCGCCTTGCGTGCCTTGCGCCGGCTGTTGGCCGCGCCCAGCACCGACGCGGCCACGCCCACGTAAAACCACGCGCCCGCGCTCAGGCCCAGAAAGGTGGTGGTGCCGGCCGCTGCCCCCGCAAAGGTGGACAGCGCCGCCACGGCAGAGAAGGGGTCGGCCCACGCGGCGCCGGCCGCGCATAGCAAGGCCAGCAGCACGGCCAGCAGCAACCCGGGGCGCTTCATGCGGCCCCCGCAATGTCAGCCAGCTGCCAGCAGCCGGTGGCCTTCAGCAGCGGCTGCCAGGCCACGCCGGCCGGCGCACCCACGCAGGCGATGCGCCCGCCGACGCAGATGCCCAGCGCGTCAGGCACCAGTCGGCCGGGCAGCGTGACCACGTCACCGTCGCCCGCCAGGCAGGCCGGCCGCCACGGCGCGCCCAGTTGCGCGCTGGCATGCCGGCGAATGCCGCCGACATCAGCCAGCGCAGTGCGCCATGGCAGCGCTGCGTCGGCATTCGTGCCGACGTAGGGCAGGCCCGCGTCGATGTTGCGGCCGGTGGCCACCAGCACCCATGCGGCGGCGAAGTGGTAGCAGTTCCAGCGCGCCCAGCTGAAGGGCGTGCCGGCGCAGGCCTGCAGGAACAGGGCCAGCTTGTCGTCTGTGTTCAGGCCCACGATCACCGCTGCTCCTGGAATTTCTTGCTCAGCCACAGCGCGGGCGCTTCGATCAGCGCTTGCATGTATTCCAGCCCGCGGTCGCCCGGGTAGCGCACCAGTTGCTGCGCGTTGGTGTGGCGCAGGCCCTGGTAGTTGCGGGCGCGGGCCATGCCGGCGCGGCTGCAGGGCATTTCGATGCGGCCACTGCCGGTGCCGCCTTCTTCGGGCGTAGCGGCCTTGCGGGTGACCTTCACCGGGTCCATGTAGCCGGCCCAGCGCGGCACGGGGCTGCCGACCGGCGCGAAGGTGTCATCGAACAGCTGCAGCTTCAGCCGCACCGCGCGGCCGCGGTAGGTGCCTGCCGGGCCCAGCACGGCCGCCAGCATGGCCACGTCGACCACCGGCACGCTGATGGTGATGCGGTCGGCGGCGGTGTCTTCGCTTTCCGCCACGCCGGACACGGCCAGCTGCGACCCAATGCCGGTGTAGGTGGTGGCGCCCACCGTCACGTCCACCGGCGCGGTGGTCATGTAGACGGTGGCGGCACTGAAGTCCATTTCCACCAGCCAGTGCGCGCCCAGCACGGCTTCTTCGTGCTGGGTGGTGCCCATGGTGATCATGACCAGGCCTCGATCATGTCCAGCGACATGCCGGTGACCACGCGGCCGGCCGGCCCGTAGGCCCAGGTGGACGCCTCACCCGCCAGGCGGAAGTAGGCCAGCGGCCGGTCCCAGGTGATGACCACCGCGCTGCTGAAGGCCATGCGCGCCGGCGGCTCGAAGGTCACCGCGGCGTGCGTGCAGTCGTCCACCACCATCACCAGCTGGCTGGTGCCAAGGCCGGTGCCGATCTGCAGCAGGTCACCGGCCAGCAGGGTGCCGGTGCTGCCGCTGATGGCCAGCGACGTGGCGCCGATGCTGATGCCGCTGGCCAGCGTGGGGGACCCGCGCAGCGTGCCCGCCGGCGCAACGCGCACGGGGTCGAACGCGGCCAGGCGGTTGACCTTGCCGCGCAGCTTCATCAGCATGCCCTGCCAGCGCCCGGCGTCGCGCAGCGTCATGTTGGGCGGCTGCACCAGTTGCAGGGACCAGCGCGGCGGCCCCAGCAGCCGGCCCTGCTCAGACCCGGTTGCTTCACTGCTGCCGGACATATCGAAGCGGCGCTGGCCAAGCCCGCTGCCCACCCCCAGCGGCAGCGTGCTGGACAAGTTGATGACGGTCACCGGGTCACCCCCATGATGCGCAGTTGTTCCATCACGGTCTGCATGCCTTGTTGCACGCCGGCGGCCACCAGTTGCGACACCTGCGCCTGGTCAGTGCGCGCGTCGATGCGGATGCCGATGGACGGTGCCAGGTTGACGCCGCCCATGGCGCTGTTGGGCACCACGCTGCCGCCCTGCGCGCCCATGCGCAGCAGTTCGGGCCCCTGTTCGCCCACCAGGTAGGTGCTGAAGGGCCGCACCGGGCCGCCGGCGGCGCGCCGGCCGCGGATGGCCGCACCGGTGGCGTAGTCGGCCGGGTTGGCTGGCACCATGGCGCCACCGGCGCCGCTGACCGTGATGCCTTCGCCCGACAGGTCGAGTGCGATGCTCTGCAGCAGGCTCTGCAACCCGCTGTTGCCGGCTTCAACCACCGGCTTGATCAGCGGCGACAGCACGGTCTTGGCAAACTGCGCCTTCAGTTCCTGCAGGAAAATGTCGGCCAGGCTGTTGCCGCGGCGGAAGCCTTCCAGAATGCCGGTGCTGATGCTGTCGGCCATGGACTGCGACGCCGCGTCCACGCTGTCCAGTTCCTTCTGCACGATCTGCTGGTTCAGCGCCTTCAGCGCGATGTCGGCGCGCGTGTTCACCTCGACGATGCCTTGCACCAGCGCTTCGTTGCTCAGGTTCTGCTGCTGCAGCCGGCGGATGCCGATGTCACGGTCAAGCTCGATGACGGCACGGCCGCGGTCGCGTTCGCTGGTCAGCAGTTCGGCGCCGGCGCGGGCGTTCTCGTCGACCAGGGATTGCAGGATGGCGGCTTCCGACGTCAGCCGCTGCTGGGCGCGGCTGTTCGATTCCGGCAGCACGCGTTCGGTGATGAATTCGCCCAGCGGGTCCTGCCGGGCCAGGTCGCGGAGTTTCTTGTCCTGTTCCTCCAGCTCGGCGTACACCGCCTTTTCGCTGCGCAGGAAGTCGGTCAGGTACTGCTGGCGCGCGTCGCGGATGGCGCTGAGCGGCTCGCCCGGCTTGGCGTTGGCGGCCTCGTTGATCTTGCTGCGGTTGCTGGCCGCGTCTTCGCTGGCCTTGGCGGCGGCGGCGCCTTCCTGCTTGGCCTGCTCGGCCAGCAGCTGGATCTGCTGGCGCATCGCGTTGATGCGCCCGGCGCTCAAGGTGCCGGCCGCCGGTTCCTTGCCGCCGGAACTCTTGAGGATGGACCCGATCTGGCTGCGCAGGCCTTCGATCTTGGCCACGGTGCTTTCGGCACGGCCCAGGCCGAGCATGAAGTCCCACGCGCCGCTGGCGGCACGGCCCACCTGGTGCCAGGCGCTTTCCAGCGTGCCCAGGTTCTGGCGCTGCTTGTCCAGCGCGGCCAGCAGCGTGTCATTGGTCAGCGCCACCGCTGCGGTGGCCTTGCCTTCGGCGGCCAGCTGCTGGATGCGCTTGAACTGCGCCACGCTCAGGAAGTTGTACGCCTCGTTGAGCTTGGCGGCAAACTTCACCGGCCCCTCGAGCTGCCCCGCAAAGCTGGCGGCAATGTCCTTGCCGGCCTTGCCGCTCAGGTCGGCGATGCGGCCGATGACCTTGGCCTGGCCTTCCAGCACGGCGGCGCTGGTCTGGCCGGTGGCAGCCAGTGACGTGAGGATCTCGCGCGAGCCGGCCACCGTCTGCAGCGTGGACGCGGCCACGCTTTCGGCTAGCTTGTCCATGCGGCTGGATGTCAGCCCGGCGGCGTTGCCGGTCAGCAGCAGCGTGTCACGCAGGCGCTGGCTTTCGGTGGCGCCCTGGAAGGCCGCCAGCGCCATGGTGCCCAGGCTGGCCACCACGCCGCCGATGACCAGGCCCACCGGGGAAATGGCCGAGCCGATGCCCTTGATGGCGTTGCCGATGCCGCCGAACTGGTCCTTGATCTGCCCGCCCTGCTGCAGCAGCACCAGGAAGGGGTTTTGCCCGCTTGCAAGGCTGGTGGCAATGTCGGTGAACTGCGCCGGCAGTTGCTGCGTAGCCTGCCGAATCTGCCCGGCGCTGACCTGGCCGGCCTTGCCGACGTCGGCCAGCGACTTTTCGGCCCGCTTGGCGCTGGTGGCAAAGCCGGCGTCGTTCAGGCTCAGCGTGAACTTGATGGCGTTGGTCATGACATCAGCGCCGCTTGGCGCGCGCCCCCTTCAGGTAGGCCGCTTCCAGCGTCTGCAGCCCGGCAAACGCCCGCCGGGCGCGCCGGCCGCGCAGGCGCAGGTGCCGCATGGGCAGGGCCAGCGCGGCGTAGTCCAGGCCGGTCTGCCGGCCAATGTGGTCGATGCGCCACTGCGTGCCGGCCGTCAGGAACAGCTGCACGGCGTCCCAGTTGTCGGGCCACACGGGGTAGTCCGGCAGCGCGTCGTGCACCGACAGCAGCGCGCTGCGCGCCACGCCCATGGATTCGGCCGCGGCCAGCTCGTCTTCGGTGGGCGGCGGCGGCCGGTTGAGAATGGCTGCCGCCGCCCCGGTCAGTTTCCCAGGCGGCCCTTGCGCAGTGCATCGACATACCCCCGGTAGATTTCCGGCCCCGCGGCCGGGAAGTTGCCCAGCAGTTCGGCCAGGGTGTCGCTGCCGTAGGGCACGTCGGAACCGTCGACGCGCTTGACCTGCCAGTCTTCGATCAGCTCGGTCAGGATCTGCTCGTCGGTCAGGCCGTCGGCCACCATGCGCGCCTGCAGGTCCTGCACCTGGCGGATGGTGCGGTGGCGGAAGGTCAGCGGCAGCAGCGCGGTGACGCCGCCGGGCATCGACACTTCCACCTCGCAGTCGAAGGTCGGCGCCGGGTCGATGCAGAACATGCGCGGCCCCGGCTCAGGTGGCGTAGGTGATGGACCGCGCCACGAAGGTCAGCGTGATGCTGTCGCGCAGGGTGAAGTCCTCGATGCCGCTGGCGCCGTCGCTGATGTTCCAGTACGCATTGGCATACAGCTTGTTGCTGTTCGGGTAGCGCACGCGCAGCCCGGTGCCGGTGCCGGAATCAGTGGCCGACTGCGCGTAGGTCACCCAGCTGGCCGACAGGTCGAAGAAGCCGGGGATGGACATGTCCGTCGCGCCGCGGCGCACGGGCAGCTTGCGTTCCTCGGTGTCTTGCAGCGTGGTGATGTCCGCAAACACCGGCTGGCCGGTGTTGATGGTCATGTTGGGCGTGCGCTGGGTGATTTCGGTCCAGGCGGTGATCTCGCGCACGGTGCCGGTGCCGGTGCCGGCCGGGTAGTCGCTGGTGCTGCTGGTGTTGATGCCTTCCAGCGTCACGTCGTTGGTGCTGACGGCTGACACGCGCGCCAGGCGGCCATTGAGCTTGCCCCAGCCGCTGGTGATTTCGATGATGTCGCCGACGATCACGCCGTGGCTGGATTCCAGCGTGGCCACCGCCGGGTTGGCGTTGCTGATGGCCGTCATGTTCTTGGCGCTGCCGTAGGTGGACGCGATGTCGACGCCGGTGCCGACTGCCTTGGTGATGCTCATGGGTTGCTCCTGGGGTGCGTGGGGTCAGCCGGCAGACGCCGACAGGTCGGTGGATGTGTAGTGCCGCACGCGCAGCACCAGGCTGGCCTGCGCCACGGTCTGGTCGGCTTCGCTGACGTCCCACTGGATGACGGGGTCGAAGGTCCAGGCCAGCGCGCCGGTGGGCGGCGTGGCGGCCGACATGCGGGTGAACACGGCGGCCAGCAGGGTGTCGATGGCGGCTTCGCCGTCGGTGCCGGCGGCGGCGCGGGCATAGACGTCGATGCCGATGAGCGTGTCCCACACCATCAGCGCGCCGGTCAGGTAGGCCACGTCGGCGGTGCTGCGCTGCACATGCACGTCGATGGCGCTGGACCAGGCGGTGGGCACCGGCACGCCGCGCCCGCGGCGGATGTGCCCGTCGGCCAGCGCGGTGGCGGCCGACAGCACGGTGACCACGGCGTCGGTCAGGCCGAGGAAGGCGCTCACGGTCAGGCCCTGGTGAGCATGAGCAGGCTCATGCCGGTGCCGTCAGGGATGTGCTCGCGCACGGTGTAGGTGCCGGCGGTGATGACCAGCGTGTCGCCTTCCACATCGGCCGGCACGCTGGCGGTGGCAATCTGCACCTGTGGCTGCGGTGCGGCCATGCCCACGCCGCCCAGCACCTGGTCAGGCGGCACGTCGAAGATCACGCTGACCGGTTCACCGGCCAGCGTGCCCACCTCGCCGAAGTCGGCGAAGTAGGGGGCAAGGTCTTCGACGAAGGCCATGGCGCGTCAGGCGGTTGTCTTCGGGTGGTACTTGACGCTGGCCGCCACCAGGGTGGGGCCGGTGACGATGGTGCCCACCACGCGAATCCAGCCGCCCACCGCGCTGGCGTTCACCGTGCGCTTCTGGATGCTGTTGGCGGTGACGGTGGCGAAGGCGCCTTCATTCGGCGTGATGCCGGCGCCGCCGGTGCCGCTGCCGTCGGTGGCGTGCTCAATGGTCCACACGCAAGTGCCCGTCAGGGCGCCGTTTTGCACGGTGACCAGCAGGTCGCCTTCGGCGGCGCGCACGTCGATCCAGCCGCTGGTGGCGGCTGCGGTGTTGGCCGCGCTGACAGGCGACAGCATCAGCACCGCGCTGGCGGCCTGGGCTTGGTTGTGAAGCATGGGGCTACTCCTGGGCGCGCCGGGGCGCGCGTGCGGTTGTCTTGGCGGCAGACGGCGTTGGCGTGGCGGTTGGGGGCGCCACCGGTGCTGCAGGCTCGTCGGGCACCCGCTCGGCGCGGCGCTGGTACAGCAGCTCTTGCGCCAGGCCGCGCGGCACCGTGACGACGGTGCCCACTTCCTGGCGCTGGCTGTGCAGCCAGAACGCGCGCAGCACGCGCACGCGCTGCTGCGCCTGCGCGCCGGGCGCTGTGCCCTGCACCAGCGGGGACCCTTGGGCCTGCATCACGGTGCGGCTGCCGGTCAGGTGATGGACGTGGCCACCGAGAAGGCGCCGGCGTAGCGCACGCCGACGTCCATGGTGTAGAAAGCCCGGAATCCAACCACGCCCATGGGGAAGTTGGCCTGTTCGTTCAGGCTGACTTCCAGCACGCCCCATTCGCCGATGACGCACTGCGACCAGTCACCGAAGATCATGGTGGCGCTGTTCACCTGCGCGCTGGACATGGCCGGGAAGCCGACCATGCGGCCGTCCCACAGGTTGCCTTCCCACAGCGGGGTGTCGGTGCTGCTGAAGCGCTGGCGGGCCATCAGCAACGCGGCCACGGCCGGGGTGGTGACGTAGCCACCACGCGCGGGCATGACGTTGTTGCCGGCCACGTCGGACTGGAATTCCAGCACGCCGGCGTAGGCCAGCGACGTGCCGGTGACGGCGCCGATGGAACCCGTGGCGCTGATGCCGGTGGGCTGGCCAGCACTGCCAGAGCCGTGCAACACGGCCAGGTCAGCGGCCAGGGCCACCTGCTGCGCCAGGTCCGACGTGACGATGCCTTCAGCCGCGGGGCTGGACTGCATCATCAGCAGGCGGCTGACTTCGACGTAGGCGCCCACGGTCTTGGGCGTCAGCGCCAGTTGGCCGAAGGTCAGCGCGCCTTCGGTGATGGCGGTGCCTTCCGATGACAGCCAGTAGGCGGTGGCGCCGGCGGTCTGCTTCGGGATGGTGACGTTGCCCACCAGGCCGGGCATGGGCGTGGCACCCATGCGCAGGGCCACCGAGCGGTTGCGCAGCACGTCGATGAACGACATATTCTCGGTGCCGACCAGGTAGCCACCGCCCGATGAACTGGCGACGGTCAGGTCCCGCTGGCTGACCCGTTGCGCGTGCTGGATGTCCAGCGGCACGAAGAAGCCCTTGGCGCCGTGCATGCGGCTCGTGCGCTGGGCCACGGCCTGGCTGGCTTCCAGTTCCAGGCCGGCGTGCTTCCAGTCACCCGACAACACGGCATTCATGGCGCGCCACATGCTGTAGCGCTGCACGTCGGCCTTGGGCATGTCCAGGTGCGTGGCCGCGGTCTTGGCGTTGGCCTGGCGGATCTGCAGCAGGTCGTCGGCGATCTGGTCCCACGACTTGCCGGACTGCACCCAGTGCTGCACGGTGCGCTCGTCGGTGACGCCGTTGGCGCGGGCCATCTTGCCGATGGCTTCGCGGCGGCGGTTGGCTTCTTGCACCGGGTCGATGGTGCGGAAGTCTTGGCCCGGGTCCGCGCTTGCGCCCGCGGGGGTGGCGATGGTGTCAGCCGACATGGCTACTCCTGGTGTTGCCGCGGGGGCGGCGGGTTGCTGTGAGGGGGTGTCAGCAGGCGGGGCCTGCAGTTCGAAAGCGGGGGCGGCGTCGGCCAGTTCACGGAAGAAGCCGGCGCCGACGTCGGCGGGCTCGGCCACCAGCGCGGCGTGGCTGGGCATCCAGCGCGTGGTGACCAGCACACCGTCAGCCCGCACATGGGCCTTGATGCGCGCGTAGCCCACGCTGACGCTGCGGATGATTCGGTTGAGCACGTCGGCGCGGTAGCCGGCGGCTTCCGGCCGGCTGCCGAAGCGGGCCAGGCCGCGCAGCTGGCCGCCCTGGATGGCCAGGCCGTCGACGATGCCGACATTCACCTGCCCGCCGGCGTGCGTGGCGATGATGGGCAGCGGTGCGCGGCGCAGGTCCACCGCGTCGGGGCTGTGCACCAGCACTTCGGGGCCGTCGGCCACGTCGACCACGGCGTCGGTGGACACCACCACTGGGATGGCGTCGCCGTCGTCCGCGGCTCGGGTGCTCAGGTCGAATTCAAACGACCGGACAGCCGCGGCGGTGCGGGTGATGTCGGGGGTTGTCATGCGGCCTGCCTTGCGATGCTGACGACGCGGGCGCCGTCTTCTGCGTCGGGGGTGTCGGCGGCGTCTTCCGGGTCGGCGCTGGCGCCGGGCTCGGCGGCCACGGTGCCGGCCGGCAGCGGCGGCGGCACCACGGTGGTGTCCACCTCGATGCCGGCTTCATGCAGCATGGACAGTTCGCGCTTGCGCTCGCGCAGCACGTCTTCGATGTCCTGCCCACCGCCGGTGGCCGCGATGACGCTGGTCAGCGTGGTCATGCCGGCCTTGATGGCTTCCTTGTAGGCGCCGACTTCCTTGGTCGGGTCCACCCACAGCCAGCCGCGCGGCTTCCACGTCGCGGCTTCGAACTTGCCCGGGTTGCCGGCGTATTCGGCCACGCTGACGGTGGGCACGGCACGCGCAAAGGTGGCCACCATCAGCCATTCACGGAACAGCGGTTCGCAGAAACTGCGGATGAACCACTGCTGCAGCACGCGCCAGGTGTCGCGGTCGTCCAGCAGGCTCAGGCGGCTGCTGCTGTAGTTGGACTGGCTGTAGTCGCGGCTGATGCTTTCGTAGCTGACGCCGATTCCGCTGGCCACTTCGCGCAGCATCATGCGCATGAAGTTGTCCATGGCCGGGTTGGGCCGCGACGGGTTGAAGCCCTGGAATTCCTCACCCGGGGCCAGGTGTTCGATCATTCCGGGTTCGAAGGCCAGTTCGCGCGGGCCTGCGTCGTCGGTCTGGTCGCCGGTGGGCAGTTCGGGCGACTTGATGAAACCGACGACGTTGGCCGAACTGCGCGCGGCCACGATTTCGGCTTCGCTGTAGCCGTCCATGTCGTTCAGGCGGCGCATGGCGGCGTGCATCCACGGCACGCCACGGGTCTGCGGCCAACGGTCCACCAGGTGCAGGTGGATGATTTCCGCCGCGGGCACGCGCGTCAGGGTGCTGGTCTTGCCGTCGTTGCGGCGCTGGATGTCGCCGACGTGCAGGTCACGCACCCAGTAGGCCACCGGGCGGCCGAAGGGGTCGACCTCGACACCCATGCGCACGACGTTGGCGCCGCCCACCTGGGGCACGGTGTAGTCGTCGGCGATGCGTTCGGGCTCGATGATTTCCAGCGCCAGCGGCACGGCGCTGTCGCCGAAGGTGCGCGGGTGCTTGCGCACGAAGATTTCGCCGGCTTCGAACACCTGCGACATGCACAGCCGCATGATGTCCGGCAGGGCCAGCGTGCCGCCGGTGTGGCAGCGGCCGGCGCGCGACCATTCCAGCCACGCGCGTTCGATGTCGGCGTTGATGCGCTCGGCCAGCGTGTCGCGCGTGGTCATCACCTGCGCCTGCAGGCCGATGCCGTGGCCCACCACGTTGTTGACGACGACGTCGCGCGCCCGCTTGGCGTAGGACGCGTCGCGCACCAGGGCCCGGCTGCGGTTGCGCAGCGGGGTCAGGCTGAGGCTGATTTCAGCGTCGGCGCTGGTGCTGGCGGTGCCCCAGCCTTGCGTCAGGCGCGACTGGCGGGCGCCGTGGTACATGCGCTGACCACGCGCGGCCGGCTTGCCTGCGATCAGTGCGCCCAGGCGCTGGCGGATGGCGGCCAGCTTAGACACGCGCAAGCCTCACGCCGAAGCGGCTGGGATTGGGCTGCCCGGCCAGGTGCGCGGCGGCGCGCTGTTCGCGCAGCACTTCGCCTTGCAGGTGGCTGATCAGCGCCACGATGTCGCCGGCGGCGCGGAACTTCATGCGGCGGCCGTTGATGGCGTATTCCTCGACGGCGCCGTTGCTGGCGGTGTAGGCCGTCAGCGCGGCCTTGGCCGATGCCAGGGCCTTGACGGCGTCGCTGCGCAGGTCGGTGCCGGCGGCCATGGTGGTGGGGTCGGGCGCCACGGTCAGTTCGGCGCCCTGTTCCAGCGTGATGCGCTGGCCGGTCTGCTCGACGTAGCTGGACCAGCTGTAAATGCCGGGTTCCCAGTCGGCCGTGGTGGACGGCGTGACCTGCACGCGATAGCGGCTGGTTTCGTACGTTGCGGCCGTCAGCGTGATGGCGGCCTGTGCGGGCGTGGTGAAACGCGGCACCAACACGTAATTCAGCACCCATCCGTCGGTGGCCGGGTACTCGTCCACCGTGGTGGAGAAGTCCAGACTGTCGCCGCTGATCAGCTTGGTGATGCCCTGCATGCCGCCACTGTGGCGGCGCGGTCAGTGCAAAACTAGGGCCGAGTTTTGCACGCGCTCAGGTGGACGGTTGGCCGATGCGGCGGGCGCGCAGGCCGATGACGCTGCGGTCGAAAATGGGCGCATCCAGCTGCGGGATGTCGCCCGGCGCGGTGTAGGCGCCGGCCGCCGTCGACAGCGCCGACGCAAAGACCAGACCATCCACCGTGCCGTTGTAGGCAGGGGCGCCTGGCGCGGTGTAGGTGCCGGCTGCCGTGCTGAGCTGGCTGGCGAAGGTCAGGCC